TTCAGTAGGAGCGGATGGCGCGGGCCAGGTCAGCGCGAGCCTCGACTACTACCACTGGCTTCAGCAGCAGCCGGCTTCGTTCCAGGACGTGGCCATAGGCCCGGTCCGGGCGAAACTGTTCCGTGAGGGCGGACTGAGCGTCCAGCGCTTTGCCGAGCTGCAGCTTGATCGCAACTTTGCACCGCTGACCCTGGTGCAAATGAAGGGGCTGGAACCGCTGGCGTTCGAGAGAGCAGGCCTGCTAAGTTGAGAGCATAAGCCGAGAAGGAGACGCCGGTATGCTTTCCAATTTAACGGTAAAAGAAATCGGTGCTGTCGTGCGCAACTTCAGATCTGCACTCGACAGTGAAAGCGGCCCCCTATCCATCAACGATTGTCGCAATGCGATTCACCAACTGACAGACACTGCGCTTCAAGCCGGGAGGCTGGTAGATACCGATTTGACCTGCATTCTTGATCTTGTTCTTGCCTACAACTGGCTTGAGGACGCTGTAAGAGACGGAGCGATTGTTTCAATCGTTAATGAAACCTACAAACATCGTCCGTATACCGGGGATAGCATGAAAGCTCTCAAGTCCAGATTCGACATGAACTGAGAAAACTATCCTCAAAATCAAACCTCGCTACGGCGGGGTTTTTTTATGCCTGTAAAGCGGGCAAACCATACCCAAGGGGTGCATCAACGTGGCAGAAGAAAACGAAATCGACCTGGAAAACCCGGCAATTAAGGCCGCTATCGCGACTGCCGTTGAAGCATCCGTCTCGGGTTTGAAAACCAAGAACACGGAGCTGCTGGGCAAGCTCAAAGACACCACAGGCAAGCTGACCCAGTTCGAAACCCAGTTTGAAGGCATCGACATCGACGCCGTCAAAGGGCTACTGAGTCGGGCGGGCCAGGACGAAGAAACCAAGCTGCTGACAGAGGGCAAGGTGGACGAAGTCTTTAACCGCCGAACCGAACGCCTGCGTGCCGATACCGACAAGCAATTGAAGGCCATCACCGCACGCGCCGAGAAGGCTGAAGCCTTTGCCGCCAAGTACCAGGGCAAAGCCTTGGGCGACTCGGTCCGCGGCGCAGCACTGAAAGCGGGCGCTCTGCCAGAAGCAACCGACGACATCATCCTGCGCGCCAAGGGCGTGTTCTCACTGAATGAAGAGGGCGAAGCGGTCGCCGTTGATGAGTCTGGCCAGACCATCCTCGGCAAAGACGGCAAAACCCCTCTGACTCCGCTCGAATGGGCAGAATCACTGCGCGAAAGCGCGCCTCACCTGTGGCCAAGGGCTTCAGGGACACAAGCCCCGGGCGGGGGTGGCGGCCAGGCTGCATTCAAGCGCTCCGAAATGACCTCCGAGCAGAAGCGCGACTTCCAGCGCAAGCACGGCCAAACCGCATATCTCGCATTGCCCAAGTAAGGGGATCGACCCATGGCTACAACCGTTAATAGCGACCTGATCATCTACAATGATGAGGCGCAAACCGCATACCTGGAGCGCGTCCAGGACAACCTCGACGTCTTCAACGCATCGTCCAATGGCGCGATCGTTCTCGACAACGAACTGATCGAAGGCGACTTCCGCAAGCGTTCGTTCTACAAAATCGGCGGCTCGTTGGAGCATCGCGACGTCAACTCCGTCGGCAAGGTAACCGCCAAGAAGATCGGCGCCGGCGAAGCCGTGGGCGTCAAGGCTCCGTGGAAGTACGGCCCGTACCAGACCACCGAAGAGGCGTTCAAGCGCCGCGGCCGTCCGGTGGAAGAGTTCTCCCAGATCATCGGCGCCGATGTGGCCGACGCTACCCTGGAAGGCTTCATCCAGTACGCCACCGCCGCACTGCGTGCCGCTATCAGCTCCAACGCCGGTATGGTGGTCACTGCCAATATCGAAACCGACGGCAAGAAGACCCTGACTCGCGGCATGCGCAAATTCGGCGACAAGTTTGGTCGCATTGCTCTGTGGGTCATGCACTCCAGCGCTTACTTCGACATTGTCGACGAGGCCATTGCCAACAAGGTCTACGAGGAAGCTGGTGTCGTGATCTACGGCGGCCTGCCGGGCACCCTTGGCAAGCCGGTACTGGTGACTGACACCGCTCCGGCGGACGTGATCTTCGGCCTGCTGCCGAATGCCGTGGTGATCACCGAATCCCAGGCCCCGGGTTTCCGCTCGTACAACGTGGACGACGAGGAAAACCTCGGTATCGGCTACCGCGCCGAGGGCACCGTCAACATCGACGTATTGGGTTACAGCTGGAAGGACGCTGTCGGCGGCGCAAACCCGACCCTGGCAGCCGTAGGTTCGGCGGCCAACTGGGTAAAGCACTCCGACAGCGACAAGGTCACCGCCGGCGTGATGATCACTCTGACGACCACGCCTTAAGGCTCCCCATGACAGCGGCCAGCGATGGCCGCTACGGAGATTTTCCATGGAACTCATCTATTCCACTCAAAGCTCCGGCTTTGACCCAGATAAGCGCTATCGCAACCCAGAGCACTTCGACCGCCCAGAAGCAGGCGTGACCGGTGTTGTTGTGGTTGGCGACTGGCCAAACGTGGTTGATGCCTACGAGAATGTCGGCGTCGAAGTGACGCTGAAGGAAGTCGAACAACGCCTTGTGCTGGTTGCGGGTGCTGGTAGTAACCAGACTGAACTGGAAGAGCTGATCGGCAAGCTGCGCATCGAAAGCGATATGGTCCGCGCTGTCATTGACGGGCTTGACGCTGGCGAGATTGAAAAGCCGGAAGCCGGCGAGCTCGCAATTCGCCTGTTTCAGGCGCTCGACGGCATCCGCCTTCAGATGGTCAATCTGGCCGGTGCGCGCGATGATCTCGCAACGGAAAATGAGACGCTGCGCAATGAACTTGCCGAGTTGAAGGCGAGCGAAGGTGTAGAGGTCGAAGCCATGAAGGCTAAGCTCGATGTGGCAGGCGTTTCGTACCGCGCGAATGCATCGAAAGAATCCTTGGAAAAGCTCGTCGCTGACCTGCCCAAGGCGTGATACTGCGGCTACCGGCAATCCGGTGCCCAATCATTCAAAACTCAATCCAGCGAGTTGATTCATGACACTCATCATCGAGGACGGCACCGGCAAGCCAGGCGCCGAAAGCTACGCGAGCGCTGCGGACCTGGTCATGTACGCCGGCAAGTTTGGCGTGACCATCCCTGCAGACGAGCCAGCGCAAGAAGCACTGCTTCGCCGGTCCGCCTTGGCGATGGATGGCATGACTTGGAAGGGGCGCAAGATGGACAGCGATCAGGCTCTAGCCTGGCCGCGGCGAGGGATTGAGTTGGATCAGCAGATCAAGCCTGACAACTACCTGCCGGCGCGCATCCAGTACGGACAGATGGCCTTGGCTGCTGAGATTCATCAGGACGATATCGACCCGGTGGAGAAGCGCAAAGGCGCAATCACCCTGGAGCGTGTCGAAGGCGCGGTCACGCGTGAGTACGCGACGATCTCCAACACCAGTGGCCGACTATTGCCGGCAGCGCCGGATCGACCGAGCGCCACGCAGTTCGCCGATTACCTACAGCGACGTGGATTGTTTGCCATCAGAGCCTAGAGCCCAAGGTCAACTTGGAGGATTCGCTCTCCAAACGCGTCAATAAGCCCATCATTTCCTTCCGCCACCGCCCCGGAAAGTCCGGCCATTCTAAAAAAATGTAAGTCGTCGAATGGCTCGCAATAAGGAGCGATTTCATTCTGAAGCCACGGTGTAATTGGCTGGGCGACAGTGCCTGCAAGGACAATTTCGATGGCATCTCTCGCTTTAAGTTTCAGCATTAGTTTCTCATCGCTGTTTCCCTGATAGGCGGCCTGAAGCGCGATCGCAGCATTCATCAGAAACAGTCGTTTCTGGTCGTTAGTCAATTTCTTCTCCGGGTGATCGAACATCATGAGTTTTTACGACGAAATGGCTGTGATGACTCTGGAGATGATCACAGAGTTCGGCCAGCCTGTGATTATCCGGGCAACCGCCGTCGGCGAGTACGATCCCGATCTGGGCTCAGCGCCACCCGATACCATCACCGAGCAGACCGCCCAAGGCATCCTGCTCGACTTCACCGGCCAAGAATTCCAGAACAACAGCCTGATCAAGCAGGGCGACAAGAAACTCAAGATCGCGGCGCAGGGTTTGGCGTGGGCGCCTGACCTGCTGAACAAGGTCATTGTCCAAGGTCGCACCTGGTCAATCGTCCCGCCACTGAAAGAGATCAACCCAGCCGGCACGCCGATCCTGTACGAGCTGCAGGTGCGATCGTGAGTCGCGCCGGCGCCGGCCAGTCCGGCAGCTTTGCACTAAGTCTCGCCGAGTTCGCGGCCCAGGCCACTGAAGCTATCGACGCCAGCCTGCGCGAGATCATCATCGAGGTCGGCAGTAGTGTTATCCGCATGTCACCCGTTGGTAATCCCGAGATATGGGCGCAGAACGCAGTGGCCAGCCAATACAACAAGGCCGTGGATGATCACAACAGTGACCTGCGCAGCGATCCGGCCAACCTGACAAAGGCGGGCCGGCTCAAGCCTGGGCGCAAGCTGAACGACGGCATGGATATCGTTGCCCCTGAAGGCTACGTCGCCGGGCGGTTCCGGGCCAACTGGCAC